AATGGTAGTGTTACCCAGGCTAAAATAGCTTCAGGTGTACAGCTAGGCGCAGGATATTTTTTAGGCGAGAATGGAACAACAGGTGATACAACAAATGGACTTGGAGATATTTTTAGAGTTCATGAAGCGCAACTAGATACTAATGTAACTATTGCGGCTAATACTAACGCATCTGCCAATGGTCCACTTTCTTTAAATGCAACCCTAACTATTAACGGAGCATTGACCATTGTCTAGTTTAAATGTTGACACAATTAATGAAAAAACCATAGGTAATGGTGTATATATCCCAGGTCATGTAGTTCAAGTTGTTCAAGTAACTAAAACTGACACACAAATACTTACATCAAACACAGTAGAAAAAGAAATAAGTGGTTTAGCAGCAAACATTACTCCCCTTTCTACATCAAGTAAAATTTTAATTACAGCAAACGTAAGCTATTCTTGTACAGCAACAACATATAAATTGTACTTTAAAAGAAATGGCGCACTTGTTTCTGCAAGTTTAGGAGATGCAAGAGGTAGCCGACAAAATGCTACAATTCCTTTAGGTTTTACTGGTGATGGCAATCAGGGTCAAGTTGGTACATTTAATTTTTTAGACAGCCCTGCATCAACATCACAAGTTAGCTATACATTTTTTGTTAATAACGATAACTCTCGAAGTATTTTTATTAATAGGGCTGAGAATGACCAAAACAATAATGTTGGCGGAAACTATATTTCAACAATTACACTTACAGAAATAGCAGGATAGGAGATTTCAAATGGCAAGTATACTAGGCGTTGAAACTCTCCAGCATACTAATGGTACTGCTGGATTAACTATTGATAGTAGTGGTCGTGTATTAAATTCACAAAAAGTACATTTTTATGCAGGATCAACTAACGGAGATACAACTGTAACTGCTGGAAGTTTGTTACCTTTTAATGCAACCTATCAAAATGTTGGCAATGCATTCTCAACTTCAACATATTTGTTTACAGCACCAGTAACAGGATTATATTTATTTGTTCACAATACATTTCTTGCTGGAAGTTCTAGTAATATAAGCCGCACAACTTGGGAACGTAACGGAAGTCAGTTTAATGTAGGCGGCGATATTGATGAAGCTAGAACCCCTGCTAATTCTTCTTCTAGTTTACAATGTATTATTGGGTTAGATGCTAACGATACATTTGGTGTTAGGTTAAGGCTCAGTGTAGGCGATGTTTTGTTTTATATGGGACATTGTAATTTTAGTGGTTGTTTGTTAGGATAAGGAGGATAGGATGACAGGAGTACTTAAAGTAGATAGCATCCAGAATTCTTCTGGAACTAATTCAATTACGCTAGCAAGTGATGGAACAGCAACATTACCTAGTCCACCTATTATTACAACACCAATTATTCTTTCTGCTTATTCAAATACAACATTAACAACAGCAGGAATTATTCCTTATAATAATATAACTATTGATACTGCTAACGCACATGATACATCTACTTCTAGATATACATGTCCAAGAGCAGGATATTATGAAGTTTCTTTTAATTATCTTCTTCGTGGTTGTACAAGTGGACATAGGACAAATATTCGTAAAAACGCAATTCCACAAAGTGTTGGTTGGTCTTCAACTTCATCAGACAGGTCTTTAGTTTGGCAGTATAGTAATGGTGCAGAAGAACATACCGTGTCTGCTAGCACTATTGTTCAGTGTGCAGTAAATGATATACTTGACGTGCATCTATATTACCTTGCTAATGGCGATATCTATGGTAATAATAATGTCCATAATAATATGACAATCAAGTATCTAGGATAAGGAGAACAACATGGCACTTAGCAAAATACCTGCCGAAGGAATATCAGGCCAGTTAGGTGCTGGTTATTTTACAGGCGAAAATGGTAACACCGGGGATGTTACTAACGGGCAAGGCGATATTTTCCGTGTACACGAAGCTTCTCTTGATACGGCTACAACTATCCCTGCTAACACAAATGCGCTTGCTGCAGGACCACTTACGTTTAACGCAACGCTAACAGTAAACGGAACTTTGACGGTGGTGTAGTATGGCTAGTAAAATAATTGTTAATGAAATAAGCGCGCCTACTACAGGTGCTAATGCTAATAAGGTGATTATTCCTTCGGGGGTAACGCTGGATGCTAGTGGTGGAGACTTACTGACCCCTACTAATGGTGTGTTACAGGTTGTTAGAAGCACATATGTGAGAACTGGTGGTAGTGCTGCAACTTCTGCTTCTTACTCAGAAATAACTCCTGACTATCGAGTCACGATTACCCCAAAACAAGCTAACAGTAAAATGCTTATCACATTTACTTATGGTGCGGCGGTACAAGGTAACACCCGAATGGGAGTAAAGGCGTATGTTAGCACGGATAATTTTGTGACTAACAACCCTGTTGAATCATTTAGCCACGATGAGTCTTATAGAAACGATAACAGCGGTTACATAATTACGAGAGGTAATACAGTAACTTGGTATGACGCTTATTCTACTACGGACACTCTTTACTTTTCTCATTGGTTTAATAGAGGGGCTGGAACTGGAAACGCTAGGGTAAATGACAATACAGGCCAAGCCTTTGTAACAGTAATGGAGATTGCACAATGACAACTATATATGTAGATAACATTGCGCCTAATCTCCAGAGCAAGATTAGTGCGCCTAACCTGACGTTGCCGACAGGTAGTGTCATTCAAGTTGTTCACCGCACATCGTCTGATGTCTATTCTGGTAATGTGTCTGGCAGTCAAATCCAAGCAAGCTCAAACAGTTGGGTTAGCGGCGGTACAGAAAGCGAACTTACAATCACACCTAAGTTCGCTAACTCCTACATTCTGCTGACAGCCGTAATCAACACCGACAATGCGGGTACTGATTACAGGGCTATGTACACCTTTTTCAAAAGTGTAAACAACGGCTCATACACTAATGTAACGCCCAATAACTCTAACAATTATGACGCTCTAGCTAGGGTTCACGACACTGGTGAACGAATAATTATTGGTCAGGAAATGCAATTCTATGATGCGATTTCCAGCACCCAAACACATCGCTACAGAGTGTATGTCAGAAATCAAAATGCCAACCAACTAGCACGAATGAGGAATGACATCATTCCGCTGAAATTTACAGCAATGGAGATAGCAGGATGAGCAGTATTATTAAAGTTGATGCTATTCAAAATGCAACTGGTACTAATGCACTAAGCATTGATAGTAGCGGTAATATAAATATGCCTCAAGTACTAACAAGTAAAGCTGTAGCATTTAGTGTTTATCATAATAGTCCTGCGTCAATTGCTGCTACTGCTTCTTATGTAAAATTACCATATGATTCTACAAACTATGACAGTCATAATGCGTTTAATTTTACAAATGATCAATATGTAGTACCAATTGCTGGAATTTATTTGTTTAATATGAGTGTTCTTCAACTTTCAAGTATGTCTAGTAACATATCATTTCACTTAAATGGTACAGAGAAATTGCCGCAATATAGAGCAATCACAGGAACTACAGAACAAAATGTTTCTGGATCAGTAATTCTTGATTGCAACGTTAATGATACTGTTGACGTGCGAATAAAAACTACTAGTAGTCCAGCTGGCTCATACTATAGAACTCATGGCGGTTTTCACGGGCATTTAATAGGATAACAGGAGAAATCAATGACAGATGTCGCAAAGGCTCTTACTGAGCTTAATATTACAGAGTGGGTATTACGCGGAGAACCTACTACTGAAGCTGAGTTTAACTCAATGTTCCGCAAAGTAACTGGCGCAGACGCCAACGGAACAGCAATCGAAAGCGACAACCCATCTGATTGGGGTGTCACATGGACACAAGTATCAGCCAAGAAGGATGAACTTGTAGCCGCAGAACCAACGCGTCTTCTTCGTGAAGAGCGTAATAGGCGTATTGCAGAAACTGATTGGTGGGCTGGTTCGGATCATACTATGACAGATGATCAAACTACTTATCGTCAAGCACTTCGAGATATTACTACACAAACACCTACACTTAATAGTAATGGTGAATTACAAGGAATCACTTGGCCTACTAAGCCTTAAAGGAGAGTTAAATGAGTAACGCTAGACATCTTGCCGATTTGCTTGATACATCAGGAGATGTCAAGTCAGGACACCTTAGCAACCTTGATTTATCGCTTGACACAACCCCTCAACTAGGTGGTAATTTAAGCCTTAATAATTTTAATATTTCAGGAACAGGAAACGTTTCTGCAACAGATATTGATGTTTTAGGTAACTTTAAATTATCTGGTGAATCAATGCGAGTTCAAAGACAACGAGTCCAAGGACAAATAACTGGAGTAACAATTAATTCTAGTAGTTGGACAACAATTGTAGATGTTAGTATTACTGTTAGAGAAGGCTCTAGTTGTCTAGTAATGGCTAATGCAGATCAAAACGTTAATGGAACTGATGGATGGCAATGGGTTGCCTTGTTTAGAGGAACTTCTATGATTGGCACTAGTACTATTTCAGTTGAACAATCAGGTTGGAATGATAATTTTCATCCGCATCATTGGGATGATAATTTAACTGCAGGAACATATACATACGCGTTAAAGGCTTACAATGGTGCTAATTATATGTTTTGGGGAGAACATTCTGACCCAACCATTCAAGTTATTGAATTTGCAAAAACATAGGAGGTTTAAATGCCATATATAGGAAAATCTCCTGGAAAGTTAGGGGTTAGACAACGTTATTATTATACTGCTACAGGCAGTGAAACCTCTAAATCAGGTGCAGATGATAATGGTCTTACACTAAAGTTTGAAGATGGTGAGTACGTAGACGTATACCTTAACGGTAGTCTTCTTGTTGCTGGATCAGACTATAACACAGCTACTGCTAATACTATTTCAGGACTTGCTGCACTAGCTGCTAATGATGTACTTGAAGTAATCGTGTATGACATTTATAGTCTTGCTAAAACAAACAGTGAAGCACAACGTACAAAGTATTACGTCACGGCTACTGGCGGTGAAACAAGCATAAGTGGTACAGATGACAACGGTGCTACTATTACATTTACTGCTGGAGCGCAGATAGACGTACGACTTAATGGTGTATCACTAAAGCAAGGTGATGACTATAATACTACAGTAGCAAACACAGTAGGTGGTCTTACTGCTCTTACTGCTGGTCAACTTGTAGAAATTGTAGTGTATGAAAAGTTTGTATTGGCAGATATGGTTAAAAAGTCTGGCGATACTATGACGGGTGGACTAAGTGCGCCTAGCATTACATCAAGTAGTAGCGTTACTTCAAACACTGTAAAACTTAACCCGCAGTCTTCTGCCCCAAGTTCACCTACTACTGGTGAAATATATTATAATTCTGGTACAAATGAAGTAGCCCATTGGAATGGAACTGAATGGATAACAATGTCTAATTCGTTCAAAGCTGAAGGCGGCACTGAATCGACTTATTCAGGATATAAAGTACACACTTTTACTTCAAGTGGAACTTTTACAGTAACAGGTGCAGCTGGCAATGTTGATATTCTTATTGTTGCAGCAGGCGGCGGCACAGGTGCTACTCAATATCATAATGGTGGAGCTGGCGGTGGTGCAGTTTTAGTTGGAACAAATGTTAATGTTTCTCCAGGCGAATACAACGTAGTCGTAGGTGCTGGTGGTGCTGGTGGTACAGTACAAGGGGATACTACTGATAACGGTCAAAACGGAGGAAATTCTTCGTTTGATACTGCAGTTGCTCTTGGTGGAGGTGCTGGTGGCACTTATCAAGACACTCCAGGAAACGATGGTGGTTGTGGAGGAGGTGGTGCAGGTAATGGCAACCTTGCTTCAACTCGCAACGGTCATACTATTCAAGGCGCGGTAACAGGATATACACACTACGGAAACGATGGTGGTGATGGAAACCTAACAGCTTACAATGTTGCGGATTGGGCCGCTGGTGGTGGCGGTGGAGCTGGCGCACGCGGACAAGATGCTCAACAAAGTAACGCTAAAGGCGGAGATGGTGGAGCTGGAATTCAAAATAATTTCCGCACAGGATCAAATATTTATTATGCTGGAGGTGGCGGAGGATCATCAGCTGCTAACGTTGGTTCTGGCGGTGCTGGTGGCGGTGGAAATGGTGCTACTGATCATACTGGTACTAATGGCGGCGTAAATACTGGCGGCGGCGGTGGCGGTCTTGAAAGAAATGGCACTCAGACAAATGGCACAAACGGCGGCAGTGGAATTGTAGTAGTGAGGTATGCAGTATAATGGCACATTACGCAAAAGTAACATTACATAATATGAAAGTTGTTAACGTAATCGTTGCAGACGAAGAATACGTTAATAAATTTGCTAACGAACCAAATATTGAATACGTACAAACTAGTTATAATACTGTTAATGGCGTTCATTCTGATGGCGGAATTCCTTTAAGAAAAAACTATGCAGCGATTGGCTATACATATGATCGTGAATTAGATGCATTTTATCCTTCTCAGCCTTATGCAAGTTGGACATTAAACGAAACAACATGTCGTTGGGAAGCTCCTGTTGCAATGCCTACTGATAATAATTATTATTCATGGAACGAAGAAAATCAATCATGGGAGGCGGCAAATGACTAGAGCAAGAGATATTGCAAACCTCGTTGATGCCAACGGGGATATCGTTGCAGGGGCATTAGATAACGTCCCTGCGGCAGACTTGGTGAATGACACTACGCCCCAGCTTGGTGGCAATCTTGACCTAAATTCCAACGATATTACTGGCACTGGTGACATCAATACGACTGGTGATTTAACACTGAATAACAGGCTTCAGCTAAATTTGAAGAACAATGCTGACGAAACAAATGCCGACTGGCACACTGTCAGTCCCAATTCTATTTCCTACGCTTTGGGCAGTTCACATACAAACGCCCCAATGCAAGGCGTCAATTCTGTTGTTCTTAACTTTAGCACTGAAGGTCTAGGTGGCACGAGCGACGATGCTACGAACTCAAGAGCCGCGCAACTATGGTTCACAGATACTCGTGGTAGTCAGGATGGTGGCACTGTTGGTCGGTTTTCCATTCGCGCAAAGCAGGGAACAACCCAGCACCCTTGGGAAAAAGTTTTAACAACATATTCGTTCCGCAGAAACTTTGCCCAACAAAGCGGCACAATGATAAAGACTAACAACAGTTGGGCCGATATTGCTGGGTGTTCAATCTCATTAACCCCATTATCTACTGATAGCCGCTTTCTTATTATGGCTCGGTGGGGAGGGTATTTTCAGCCAAACGGCGATGCAAAAGGTCGTGTCCTAAGAAACGGCACACAAATTTACCTAAATGAGCGGGTTGCTGGCAACGCAAGCACTCAACACGAAAGTTCAAGTAACTGGCTGATTGACCACCCAAATACTACAAGTGCTGTTACTTACAAACTACAAGGAGCGATGACAGGCTCTGGTGGCACATTTGATTTTGGTCACGGCAACAATAAATGTCAGATTTTGATTATGGAGTTTGAGGGATGACAATAACAAACTTAGATATTCTAAAGGCTGTTCGCTCCCTTGTTCCTAACGCTTCATTTACAGTTCAGAACGAAGACATCAGCACAATCGTTTGGGAAGATGACAGAACTCAGCCCACACAAGCCGCAATTCAAACCGCATTGGATACTGTCATTGCTGAAAAGCCTCTGAACGAATTGCGTAAAGAACGTAATCGTCTTTTGGCAGAGACTGATTGGTGGGTTTTACCAGACCGTACAGCAACGCAAGCACAGCGAGACTATCGTCAAGCACTGCGTGACATTACAGATACCTACACTTCGCTAGACACTGTAGTCTGGCCTACGAAGCCGTGAGGTCATAGATGAAAATGTCACAGCAACTAGAACCTGAACTAAAGGTTCAGATGGAACTAGATGCTCACGAGAAGGAATGTGCCATCCGCTATGAGATGGTGCATGGAAAACTTGAGAGCCTCGACAAACGGATGTGGCGACTTGAAGCCATGATTATGGGTTCTACTATTCTTGTAGTAACACTTGCAGCGACAATGTTAATTAAACTTTAGGGCTATACAAATGCTTGCAGAACTCGCAGCAGCTAACGCGGCCTTTGCTGTAATTAAGAAGGCTGTCTCAAACGGTAAAGAAATCGCAGACTGCGCGTCAGCTATTTCAAAGTTTGTGAATGCAAAAGAGGACTTGCAAAAGAAAGGAAATCGCCGTAAAAACTCTCTATTCAATAGCCAAAAGGCAGATGACTTAGAAGAGTTTATGGCACTAGAAAAAATACGGCAACAAGAAGAAGAGCTAAAACAATACATGATCTATGCTGGAAGACCTGGTCTATGGAATGATTGGGTTAGGTTTCAAGGTCAGGCTCGAGTAAAACGACAGCAAGAGAAAGAGGCTCGTAAAAAGCGAATAGCGTTTATTGGCGAGATTGCTTTGATTAGTACTCTTATAGTGTTGTTTGGTTTGGTTATTGTATTTTTTGTATGGCTTGGATTAGAACATAGTAGGAGGACAGGATGATACAGGCTCTTATTGGACCAGTAACAGGATTGCTGGATAAATTTATAGAAGATAAAGATCAAAAGGCTGCACTTGCCCATGATCTTGCAACGATGGCGGAAAAACACGCCCATGATCTGGCAAAAGGTCAACTTGAAATTAACAAAGCTGAAGCGTCGCATCGAAATATTTTCGTGGCTGGTTGGCGTCCATTTATTGGTTGGACTTGTGGTGTTGCTTTATTTTGGCATTTTGTAGGTCTACCTATTACACTGTTTGCTGTGAGCTGGTTTGCAGTAGATATTCCTGAATTGCCTACATTTGATATGGAAACTCTTATGACTGTATTGATGGGTATGCTAGGTCTTGGTGGACTACGTACTTTCGAAAAGATTAAAGGTAAAACTCAATGAACATAGACGCTTTTAAAGAAGAGATTATAGCAGACGAAGGTGTAAAGTATGAAATTTATCTCGATCATCTTGGTCTGCCTACTTTTGGCATTGGTCACCTTATTACTGAGGCTGATCCTGAACATGGACAACCTATCGGAACGCCAGTCTCGGAAAGCCGAGTGAATACATGTTTCTACAACGACGTTGAGCTGGTTCTTAACGATTGCATGATACTATATCCTGACTTCGAAGATCTACCTGAAGAAGCCCAGAGGGTCATAGCGAATATGATGTTTAACATGGGTAGGCCACGTCTAAGCAAATTCAAAAAGATGAAAGAAGCTGTAGATGCTAGAGATTGGAATGCTGCTGGATATGAGATGGTTGATAGTCGTTGGTATAAGCAAGTTCCTAATAGAGCAGAAAGATTGGTGAATAGAATGCATGCTCTTGCGTAGTGTCGTGTCTCCTATTACAGACCCGAAAACTATGTAAAGAGGAAAGACAAATGCATAACACAGAATATCTCGGACCTCAAAGCTCGTTGTCGCAAGAGATCGACATGATGAAGTATCGTCAAGAAAACGAAAGCTTTGATGAAAAGATTAAACGTATTGCAAGGGCTCTCTGTGATGGTCAAGAACATCGTTATAATCTGGAAGATATTCTAGGTAATATGCGTTTTCTGCCAGCAGGACGAGTACAAGCAGCCGTTGGATCAAACAGAATTACTACTGCCTACAACTGTTTTGTAAGTGGTGATATTGAAGACAGTATGAATAGCATTATGGAGAAGGCCAGTGAAGCAGCTGAAACTATGCGTAGAGGAGGCGGTATCGGTTATGACTTCTCTAAGATCCGCCCACGTGGTGACAGGATTAAATCACTTGATAGCCAGTCGTCGGGGCCGGTTAGTTTTATGGGCATATTTGATGCTGTATGCCAAACCATCGCGAGTTCGGGACATCGGCGAGGTGCACAGATGGGCGTTCTTAGGGTTGACCATCCGGACATTGAGGAGTTCGTTGCTGCTAAACGTAATTCTGACAAGCTTACTGGTTTTAACGTTAGTGTAGGTATCACAGACGAATTTATGGAGGCCGTTCTCAATGATGGGGATAGTTCTTTTACACTGCGCTTCAATGGAGTCGAACACAAGACCATTGATGCGAAAGCATTGTGGGACGAAATCATGTCGTCGACTTGGGATTGGGCAGAACCTGGCGTGCTGTTCATTGACCGCATTGCTGAATACAATAACCTATTTTATTGCGAAGACATCAGCGCCACAAACCCGTGTGGTGAGCAGCCTTTGCCTGCTTATGGCGCTTGCCTGCTTGGTTCCTTTAATCTAACAAAGTATGTCACTATGCCGATCACGCTTCCAGATACTGACGCTGAAGTAAGGCACGCCCACTTTGATTTTAATCAATTCAAGAAGGACATTCAGGAAGTCGTGAGGGCTATGGATAATGTCATTGATAGAACTATCTATCCACTCAAACAGCAATCAGACGAAGCAAAGAACAAGCGCCGTATGGGACTTGGCGTCACTGGTTTGGCTAATGCCGGAGAAATGCTCGGTATGCCGTATGCCTCAGACGAGTTCCTTGTGTGGGCAGAAAAGGTATTCGCCTGCTTGCGTGACAATTGCTACAGAGCATCAGCTCGACTTGCAAAAGAAAAGGGCGCATTCCCGCTCTATCGTGAAGACTACTTGAAGTCAAACTTTATTAGAGGTCTACCGGCCTCAGTTAAGAAGGAGATTCGTGAACATGGCATTCGTAACTCACATCTCACTTCAATCGCTCCTACAGGTACTATTAGCCTAGTTGCTGATAACATTAGTGGAGGAATTGAGCCGGTATTTAGTCATTACTATGACCGTACCATTCAAACCTTTGAGGGCCCGAAGGTTGAAAGAGTGGAGGATTATGCTTATGCTCATGGTGTAGAAGGTAAAACAGCAAATGATATTTCAGTACAGGATCATTTAGCAGTTTTGCTTTTAGCTCAAAACTACATTGATTCTGCGTGCTCAAAAACGTGTAATGTAGGAGATGACGTCTCATATGATGAGTTCAAACAGGTCTATGTTGATGCCTGGAAAGGCGGGGCGAAGGGATGCACAACGTTCCGACTTAGTGGTAAAAGATTTGGGGTACTCCAAACCGTGGAAGAAGAAGCGGAGGTACCTAGCGAGACTACGGAAGTGGCTGAAGAAGAGGGAAAGGTTGAGGCTTGCTTCATCGACCCGCTCACTGGCCAAAAAGAATGCGCATAGAGGTCGTTGGCCCGCCACCGGAAATCAGACAGGAGCGGAAGAGTATATGCAATCAATGTGAATACTATAAATCTGCTCTTGACTTTTGTTCTCAATGTAAATGTATAATGTCACTTAAAACTAGACTGGCTTCTGCGTCATGTCCTATAGATAAATGGAGAGAATATAATGGCTGAAATGAATACGCCACCAATTGCTAATCTGTCTCAGTACGGACTAGTGATTGACACAGCTCCTTCCAGCATCGCGCAAAACGCTTTTAGCGACGGCAAAAATGTACGGTTTGGTAATGGTGCAGTAAATAAAATGGAAGGCGAAGTTCTTCTAAATAATATTGCAGCTGATTCAAACTTGGATACGATTTATACAGGTACTGGCAACGAGCTTGGAGCTTCTAAGTATATTGCCTATTGGCCTAATCCAAATCTTGGAGATCTGTATGGCTATTACATCTATGTCATGGAAGTCCTTAACTCACAAGGAGTTCCTATCGCCCATAGAGTTTATGTGCAAGACCAATCAGGAAACCGTGAAGATATTACTCCAACTGGCTTGACGAATGCCGACGGCTATCCAGGTTTTGCAACAAACGGTAGGTGGCAGCATACACTTTTCTCAGGTGGTTTTACGTTTATCATTAATAATGGTATTCAAAAGCCTCATGCAATTAAAGACGAGACTACAACAGTAGACGTAACCCAGCTTGGCAACCTATTTGAGTTGCCGGGTTGGGACTCATATAATATTGAAAGCGCCTTATATGACATGACTTGGCGTACCGAGTTTGGCTATACATTCGACCTTGGAGTTAAGATTGACTTTACAGAGTATAGACTTAAGGTCGAAGTTCATAACTCAAATTATACGTTTACTGCCGTAGGAACTACAAACAATATTACGCTAGCTCTTAATGCTAGCACAAATACTCATACGTTAACGTTTAATTCGCAGTCTATTGCAGACGGCAACGCTATGAAGGTTATACTAGAGTCTTTGCAGCCTGTAGAGGTTCGCTGTAATATTATCAGATCGTTTGGGCAGTTGCTTGTTGCAGGTGATTTGACAGAAGTAAATCAGAGCAGCGGAAACATTGTACGTAAACTTGCAGGTGTTGTACGTACCTCAGACTTGGCCTTACCGGGCGCTTTGCCACATAACTGGAATCCGTTTGCAAGTGGTGTAAGTACCGCTGAAGAATTTATCTTGTCTGATACTAACGTGGTTCAGGATCTTGTATCCTTACAAGGCGCGCTGTACATTTATACCACTAACAGTATTCATGTCATGCGTCTTACCGGTAACGCTGATGTTCCTGTTTCGTTTAATCCTGTTACAGACAGCTATGGTTCTTTGTCTACTGATGCCGTTATTGAATATGATGGTAAACACTTTGTTATCGGTAACAACGATATTTACCTATTTCCTGGTCACCCAGCAAACATTCAATCGGTGGCGGACTCTAAAGTACGTCAGTACTTCTTTGATCAGCTTAGCCCGCTGCATGAAGCGTCGCTGTTTACGTTGCTTAATGTGGCTCATGATGAGATTTGGATTTGCTATCCTACAATCGACTCAGTAGCAGGTGAATGCGATGAAGCTTTGATTTGGAATTATCGTGATTCTACTTGGACTAAGCGCGATTTGAATGACGTTATTTCAGGAGATACTTCACCGGTAAGAGGTGGTGGTATTCCAGTAGCTACGATTCAGCCTACATCAGGCACTTCAGGTAGCGATACAGCAATGAACTTAGGTCGCCAAGAAGTACAGTCGCTTACTGTTTCAGGTAAGATACGTGCTCCACATACTGGCGTTCCACAAATTCAGCGTCGTACTTTGCCTACGGTACCTTCATATACTGCAGCAGGATACGAGCAAATTGAAGTTACAGTTTCTGGAGATGCAGGTGAAGATACTGAAGTAGCTTCTCACACAATAACCTTTCCTAATGCTACACTGTTTACAAGATCGACAGCTATTGGTGGTGGTTTTCAAGTAAGTTGGACGCAAACTAATAATAGTACTGCAACTAACCTTACTATTAATGGCTCACAGCTATTTCCAACTAACGATGGTTTAGCAAAAACTGGTTCAGATGTTGCAACAGCACTTGCTAATTATATTAATGGCATTACGGCTAGCACTGATCCAATATTTGATTACACAGCTACAGCAGTTGGTCAAACGGTTACGCTAACGTCTAACGCAGTAGGTATTAGAAACATATCTAATATTTCTGCCTTGTCATACACCGGTACAACTACCTCGACAAGTGGTACAGGTACTAACAACGGCGTTTCAGTCACGTACCAGCATGTAAACCTTGGGTCGTCAGGACAATTTACAGTACCGGGTACTGGTGGAACTTCTGCTGTACCTTACTATCAAACAAACAGTTGGTCAAATTGGGGCAACACAAGTAACAACGACAGAAACGGTCACATATTTCCTACAAGCCAAGATAACATTAACGCTTTGCAAGCCTTTCTTGGTGGATGGACAAGCGCCGGAGCTGGCGGTCCTGATGGTACTGACTTAAATGCCACATACACAGTTACTCGCCAAGGTAATCTATACTTTATTTTGTCTGGCTCAGGTGGAGGTGGTGCTGACCACAACTACGGTGGTGGCGCAGCTGCAGCAGCTAAAGGCACAATTGCAGCGCAAGTAGGAGATACTATTAGCGTAACTGCAGGTGCAGCTATGCGGTTTGACAGGTTTGGTGGTGAAGGCTATGATGGCCGAGCTTCGCGTATTCGTTGGTATCGTGGTGGAACTTTGCTAGCTGACATTACTGCTCCAGGTGGTAAGAAAGGCTATAACAGTTCTCCTGCTGGCCAATCAAACGTTGTTACACCTACATCTGCTCCTAGTGGAGTAACTAATTACGTAAGATTTAGAGGAGAAGGATCAACTAGTTCTGTACTATCGGGCGAAAACAATCGTGGTGGTAGTCGTAACGGTGGTCGTGGCTACTTTACGCTTAACGGCGGTGGTTCTCAATACCAAGGTCGTACACAACCAAGTAGTCTAAGATGGACGCCAAGTGGCCGTGCTTGGGGTGATGGTACACAAGCCCACTCTGATAATCCAGCATGTTGTACATGGAATGCTATTCCTCCGGGCGTAGTGTTTTTGTGGCAAGATCCTATTCGCACTGATTATACGATTACAAACAATCGTACAAACGCCACTCATCCGCTTCAAACAGAGCTGTTTAACGTTCATCTTGCAGCGGCTGGATCTAGTACTTCTCAAGACGTAGGCTCTTTACCTTCGGGTCAAAGCGCTACGGCAAGCTTTAATGGTGTTTATACGAATACAAACTGGACCGGTAACATGGTTCAGACGACTACTCAAAACATAAACACTAACGTAGCTGATCCTAACGGAGCCACTGTTGCTGGTTCAACTATTGAAATTGATCGTGTTGATAGTTCAGCAACGTATACTAAGTCTATTACATACGAAGATTTGAATGCACCGCATGGTTCACCGCCAGTTAACTATCGCTCAAACTTAGGTAGTAGCTTTAGTTTTCAATGGCATAACCGAACATTTAGTGGTAATCAAAATGGTTGGGGAACTTCAATGGTTCGTGAAACTGACCAGCAAGTTTGTTATTTACATGCATCAAGTGTAACTGCAGGTAGGCATGGCTGGCGTTGGACTGCAGGTCAAAGCGGTTATACCCAACAACCTTATTACATTACCATGGTTGTAACAGGTAGACACAGAACAACTTCAAATGGTACGTTTTTAACTGGTACACATTATTATACAATGGAAATTACTCGTAATCATCTTAGTGATGGTCAAGCACCCGCAAGACGACACACAAGTAATCCAGGTAATCCAAATCAAAGTAGTATGGCTAGTGGATCTGGAGTAGTTGAAAGTAATATCTATTATCTTTACGATTTAACTAGTTGTAGAGTTGAGTGGTATTTTAATACTTATCAACCGGGTACTTCTTCTGCTTCGTTTGGATTTTCTTTTGCTAATAATGCTACAGGTATTGGTTACGACTTTAAGGTTCGTAAGTCAGCTAATACTGGTCCAGCTTCAACAACTGTACCAGCAGCATTAACACTTACTACTAGCTATCAAACACTGCTTGCTAATACGCAGTCTTCAAGTATTAACGTACAAGGCTCGTATACAGTGTCTGATGGTACAAGCGCAAGTGTTACTGCATCGTCTACTAACGTAGATCCAGGAGTAGGATACTACGGAATATCTGCGGCTGATAGCCCAGCTATTTCTACTACAGTATCTCAAGCAGCTACATCTAACGTACCAGCTATTAACATTGACTTGTCTCCGTTTGTAACAGACATTACTGACGAGTCCGACTTTAGCGACCATATCGTTAACGAGCTACAAACATATGTAGAGTTTGGTGGTAGAGATCCTGGTATCCCTAATCAAACGCAGCCAATTGGAGCCTATTACTACGTAACTAAGCAATCTGGCGCAGATCCTGTGTTGATCACGCGTGTACCTATTCAAGCAGGCGCTATAAGATCTATATCGTCTACTACAACAGGTACTTCAGCAGGTCAAAACGATTACATTGGCGTAAGTCAAACTTCCACTAGTGGATCAGGAACAGGCGCTACATTTGACATATCAACAGACGGACAAGGAGCTTATCTTGTTACGTTTGCTGATCCAGATAAAAGCAACAGTCCAGGAAGCGGATACGCTGTAAACGATACTATCACAATTGCAGGAACTTCGTTAGGAGGTACATCGCCAGCTAACGATCTTGTTCTTACAGTAGATAGCGTTGTTGCAGGTTCTACTAACGACGGCTCTCTTTCGTTTAGCTTCTTCACTGAGAAGGATGGAGTTAAATATCCAGAGACCACGTTTGGTGGTAATGTTTCTGCTAATCTTGCAGTAGTTGCAAGTGGAGGTATTGGATCAGTTACTGCTCCTATTGTTCGCTTGTCTTTTGATGGTACTAATACCGATACAGTTTTGTTTGGTACAAACGATCAAGATGACATTGCGTCTAAGCTGGCTCTTGCCTTGCAAAATACTGCGGCATGGACAGCAAATAGTAGTGGTGCAATCATTACAGCTACGAGAACTGCTAAAGGTCCTAATAGTAACTTTATCAATGTGTCTGTTGTTTCAGACCCTGATAACTTGCTTCCATCTAACTTTGCTGGAGCTTTCACAGAGCTACAGCCTGGTCAGAACTCAAGTACAGGAACTGCTGATGTAGTAGTTAGCTTACCTGCTAGTCAGTTTTTGCCTGCACAAAACGTAACAGTACCTATGACTGGCACGACAGATGCTGAGCTTAGCTCGTCTGATATCGCTGCCTTAATTAGAGCTGCAACGTTTACAGGGTGGACTACAGGTGGAACAGGATCTACCGTTACGTTTACTACAGTAGGAAACTACTCGGTAAATAGGCTAGACAACGGCTTAGGAACAGGTGTAGTTCAAAGTTATCTGTATGAGCAAACTCCTGACGACAAGAATAATCTGTTTAAGGTTTATCTTGATCCGGTGTCTGCGTCTACAGCAACTGAAACTACTGCTGGTATTACTGTTAGGTATTCTGAACCAACTGTGTATCGTGTAAACTACTCTAACGGAGACTTCCAAGACTTTGTATTTGGAGGAACTTACAACGGTGCGTTAGCTACTAACACTGCGTTTGTTACTGACATTTACTCAGGTGGCAGCAGTTCTACAACTTACAATATAACTCAAATCTCTACTGAGCTTTTCACTGAGATTAAGAGTTTTGCAGGTCGTAGATTGTCTGTTACTCGAGATAGCGCAAACGAAAAGGTGTCAGCAACTCCAGTACAGTACAGTCAAAATGGATTGTGGGTTCAGTCTATTCAAGTTTTGAGTAGAGGAACTACATCACCTTCTACATTAGCTGTTACAGTTCCTACACCAATAGTCGACGCAACAATAGCTGAGACTATTAGTGTTGTTAGTACGTTTGATCCTGACAGGCCTTGGCCTATTGATCAAGTAAAGAAAGGACGTAACTATCCTATCTTTATTCAAACGTCAAGTAATGCTAACGGTGTAGTTACATCTAACCGCATACGCGCAGCTGACATTGGCTACGAGTTTGGAGCAGATCCATACAATAATGTAGCCGGTACTCAGTACATCTCATTTGTAGAACGTAGAGATCTTCCGGTCTCGCCTGAGTTTGATACAGAAGAGATAAGTCGTGTAGCTATGTGGGCAGATGGTGGTACACGTCAAGTTCTTGGTGGTCCTTTGTTTAGAGCTACTATTAACTTGCGTATGACTGGCACAGATAATACTGCTGAACTTCCAAGCTTACAAACAAGCGCTGATCGCGAAAACGAGTTTATTATTGGCGACAATTATAAAGTCGATATGCGTGTCAACGGTCGATTTGCAAACCTGCGTATTGATGACGCAGAGCCTACAGATGGCGCAGCAGCAAATAATAGTCGAGCTTGGTCTGTATCCGGGTATCAATTAGATATCGATAAAGGAGGAGAAAAGTAGTGCCGGTAAATAATCCACCTGTTTCAGAAGACCTTAGCCATAACGCGTGGCAGTTTGAAACAAACGAAAAAGTAAATGAAACGGAGCAGCGTCTAAACGCGCTGCTTCGTGCGATTAAGACTGCAACCAGTTTATCTGACTTGCAAGAAAAAGCTAAGAAAATATGAGGATATAATGACAGCTAAACTACTAGACAAAGAAGAACTTGCTTTACGATGGGGTGAGATAGAACCGCAAATTGCTCGAGCTGTGGCCCATGGCCTTGGCGAAAGTTCTACTCATGACCTGTTTCTAGAATGTTTAGATGGTATAGCCCAGTGTTGGGCACATGAGGATGGTTTTTGTATTACTCGCATAATCCGATTTAGCCAATACAACCAGCTACAAATTGTCGCCTGTGGTGGCAAGAACTGGTTTGAAGTAGGTCCGGCCTTTCTCGAAGTGATGGAGCAATTCGCTCGAGATATTGGCTGTCGGAACGTTTCCATCTGGGGACGTAAAGGATGGAAGCGTGTATTGAAAGACTATCATGAACCATACACAGTCCTAATCAAGGAGCTATAAATGTTTGAAGACGAAATTTTTGAAGACTTAATGGGAGTAGTTGTTGAGACTGGCTATGCGCCGCTTGACAAGAAACTGAACTCCCATATCTGCTATAAAGGCGGAGGAGGTGGAGGCCAAACCGTTACCAAATCAGGTATCGACGAAGAGTTTAAGCCTTACCTTGAACGTGCGCTTAGCGACGTAACAGATAGATACGAACGCGAAGTAGCACAAGGTCCTGACGCCATCGTAGCTAAGCTAGATCCTCGCCAAACACAAGCGCTTGGAGAACAAGAACGCTTGGCCCGTGATGCTATCTCAGGTACAGGTATCTATGACGTAAAAGGTGAAACACAACGACAGCTGCAAAATCTTGCTGGTCAACAAATGGCTGCTAGTCCTACTGCTCTCGGTTCTGCGAGATCTATACGTGCACAACAAGCTGCGCTAGCAGATAAAGGATATGAATTTGCCAAAGACCGTATGAAGATTTCAGAAGGCGGAGTTGGCGCTCTTGGAGAAGTTGGTAGTGCTTATCAAGAATACGCACAACGCCGGCTTGATGCACCACACACAAGTGCTGAACGCTACTTTGGCTATTTGTCAGGTGCTCCACAAACTACAACACAAACTCAAAGCGGCGGTGGAGGTAAGTAATGGCTGTAAGTATTGCAACTCCTGATACTAAAGGTACAGGTCAAAACATTCGCCCTACTCAAGCGCCTCCTCCTGGTCCGCTAGCCTCTAAGCCTTCTCTTACAGACCAGGCTACTGGCATGGCTAAAGATATGGTCATGCGGAAAGGCGTTGAAATGGCTACTGCACCAGTAGAAACTGCCATGCAGACAGGCTTTGATAAGGTTATGACAGGCATTAAAGGAGCTTTTACTCCTGCTTCTCCTACTCTTACCGCTTTGCCTGGTGGACCAACAATCGCTAATGCTAGTACTGCGGCGCAGTCGCTAGGGCCTACTATGGCTAAAGCCAATATGCTAGCAGCTCCTACTACAGGTGCCTTGCCTGGCACACTAGCCGCAAAGGCTGGTGCTGGAACTTTAGCTAGTACAGGCGGAACAACCGCCGCGGCTAAGCTAGCAGGAATGAGCGGAGGTGCAGCTGCCGGCGGAGGTATGGCCGCTCTTGGCGCCGCTGTTCCTTACATTGGTATGGGCCTACTTGCTGGTAAGGCGTTTGGACTATTTAATCGTGGTGGTGAAGTGCATGGACCTTTGTCACTAGCAGGTATCTCAAAGGTAACATATAAAAATAAGGGTGGTGGCATCTCAGAAGAGCTACAACTACAAATGAAAGGACCATTGTCTCAGTAGGAGGGAATCATGAAGCTTAAAAAGTTTGAGCGAAAAGACCGTTATGGTAATATGATTTCCATGGAGTTCGACACTGAAGGTTTGCCTGTGCCTATGCTACAAGAAATACCTATGGTGTATGACCATCCAGGCGAGCCAAAAGGTACTGATACTGTACCTGCATGGCTTACTCCGGGCGAGTTTGTAGTTAACAAAGAAGCTACAGACATGTACGGCGATGTCATTGAGAAAATGAACGATCACGGTCGTGAAATACAAGACGCTAAGATGCATGATGGTGGCTCTGTTGAGGGCGGCAAGTATCATCCAGTACATCGTAGCGAAGGTGGCTATTCAATAGTCGATACTATTAAACAAATACCTGGATACATGTGGGGAGAAGGAAGACGCGGTGGCAAAGCAAAAGAAGCGATGCAAGATTATCGGGAAGAAATTAAAAGGCGCCGTAATCAGGAAGAAGGCTTGCTGTCTAAGATCACAAATTACTTTGAAGATGGCGGCAATGTTCCTATGCCACAGCCTCGTCCTCCATATCTAGCAGCCTCATCTATTTACGATAGACTTCGTGATAGAGGTTTTAGTCATAACGCAGCAGTAGGTATTGTTGCTAACTTTGAAACTGAGTCGGGCTTTAATCCAGGCGCTAAGCAGCATAATCAAAAGTATGCAAATAAATACAAGTCTGACGGCAGTAAAAACCCTAATTTTGGCGTAAAGCCTGTAGACTCTTACTTTCCAGGTCAAGGCTACGGTCTTGCTCAATGGACAGAATCTCGTCGTGATGACTTGAAAAAGTTTGCTGCAGACAAAGATATGCCGATGGATGACATCAATACGCAGTTAGACTTTATGATGCAAGAGATGGGTGGCGAATTTAAGAACGTTCGTGATAATCTAAGTAACTCTCAAAGTCCTGAAGCTGCGACTCAATATTTTCTACAAGACTACGAAAAAGCAGGTAAGCCTGCATCTGAACGTAGAATGCAATATGCTAGAGAATTTTCAGACTTTATTACTAATCAAAAAGGAGAAGACCCTGCACCACAAGTACCTCTTCCACCGTCAAACCAAGAATCTCCACCGCGTCCTGTTGATGACGGTTCGCGTCCACCTACGTTATTGGAGACGCTATTTGGTGGCTTACCTATCTTCAACCAGTCAAGGCAAGGTTCGTTTGTAGATTATAAGCAACTTGGCGGCGAAATGGTTGACCCAACTGATCTTGTTACTGGCGTAAGAGGCATGAGATCAAACATTCCAGAGTTTAATTATGGCATTCAACAAGCCGAACTCTACGATCGCGCTGTAGGAGACTCAGCTGACGACCTTGGTACTGCCCCGACTGGCGTGCCAGTGGCCTCTCAGGCTCCGCCAGAGCCTAAGGATTTGCCGTTTGCTAGTAATATAATGAAAGATCCGGATGTTGAAAGGGCCGTGCTTAGAGCGGAGAGTGAAGTAGCTAAAGATACGACTGATCGGGAAGATCTTGGCACTGTTCCTACTATGGTAGCGCCACCTGAAAAGGATGGTGACGATCTTGGTACAGCGCCTACAGCTCCACCAAAACCAGTGGTAGAGCGTGCAGATCCACGTCAGTTTGGAGATACTCCTGAAGCTCGTATGGATTACAATACTGAAAACTCTGAAGCTTATCAAGCCTACTTGCGTAGAGCTCGGTCAGCAGGCGTTAAGCCTAAGTCGCCGTCTGAGTGGCGTGAGTACAATACTCCAGACAAGACTGGTGAATCACAATCTTCTCGTCATGCCATTTTGTCCGGTGCTTCTGAATCTCAGACACAGGCTCTTGAAGATAACCAAGCAGCGGCTGAAGTTCTTAACGAAGGTGGCTCATCATCAGATGCTAACACCGCATCGAACATGACTCCTACTACAGAACCCGACAAAGAAACTAAGAAGTCAGAGACTATTGCAAGCATTATTCAGAAAGGACAAAACCATACTGGTCCTGCTGAAGACCAGCCAGGAGATAACTCTGACGCTGGCTCTGTTCAAAATGAAGGTGATAAACAAGACGACGGCAAGAAGAAAGAAGCTGAGTCAATGTTTAAGTCTTTGTTTGGCGACTTGTTCGACAAGAAAGAGCTTGCACGTATGGCTGTTATGTATCTTGGTTCTCGTGCAATGGGTTACTCTCATCAAGGTTCTATGGGCTTTGCAGCTAAGAACTACATTACTCGTGTTGACGCAAAGGTGGCTAATCGTGATAAGTTCCTACAAACAAACGTTGGCAAGTTTACGCCAGACTCTCTTGAACTCTACCGTGAGACCGGTAAAATTTCTGATCTTATTCCAGTTGGAAAGCCTATTCAGCGTAAAGGCGAATATAAGACTTTCTATGGAGAAGGCGGTAAGAAAATTACTGGCGAAAAGGTAGTACAAGGAGATAATACATTCTACGTAGATCAAAACGGAAAGGTTATTAATCAATATAACTATCGTGAAGACGAGCGTGATGTACCTGGTACTGAAGCTTACGAGTCTAGAGTAAGTTCAAACTCTAAAGACAATGTAGCTATCATCAAGTCTATGAAGACTAAGATCGGAGAAGGTAAAGATGGTAGTGCAATGTACAAGACTGACATCAATCCAGAAGTTGAAGGCCGTAAGGTAGCTGAATGGGCTGTCAAGAATGGCGTTGACATGGAAAGAGTTGGTGGTCTACTTCAGTTAGCTATGCAAGATGCTATTAACGACGATCGTCAAGATGGTTCACGAGCTCAAAGCTTGATTCCTTATCTAGATAGTCTTGTTATTCGTGAGAAGACCGAGTATCCAGACTTGTTTATGGTAGGCGAAGGCGATGATAGACAAGCCGTAGATCCTGAGCAGTTCATGGCTCTTAACGATGATGTAGCTTTTGTTATGCAGCAAATTGGTGGAAAAGGCAGTAACTTTGTTTTGGCCAATCAGTATTATACGCAAGCGATTAAAGAGTGGAACAATACACTTACCGATGACGATCGCAAGCAGTATACGAGAATGGCTAAAGGTACAGGCCTTTCACCGTTTATGGTCTTTGTACAAAAAGATCTTGCAGACTTTATGGCTAAAACTCAAGGAGTCACAGTCAAAACAGCAGAATAGGAGAAAACTATGAGTGCAATTGAACAGCTAGCTACGAAGTTTACCCGCGTAGACGGCGAATTTGTAGCAGCAAATCAACTGTCACCAGATTATTACTTCGTCGATGCTGATACTCTGGCTTCTACATCTGACAAAGACGATAATGGAAATCCTTTACGTTATCGTTTGAAGGGTATTGACGCTCCTGAAATAACTAAAATCTTTGGCCCCAACGCTATCGCTCCAGGTACCGTTGGGGGCGCTACAGCTACGACTACTTTGCAAAACCTTGCACGCGAGCAGGGATTTACGAATGTAGTAAAGACTGGCGAGTTCGACGACTTCGGTCGAGAAATCATTGATCTACAAGACGATGCTGGTCGTAGCTGGGAAAGAATGGTTATCTCATCAGGAGTTTTAGATCCTAATAGATACACAAGCAACGAGGCACTTCGCTCTCTCGAGGTTGCCAAAGTTTTCGGATCAGGCTCAGAACAAAAGAACGACTGGGACCTGGCAAGCGACGCCATTTCTCAAGCTATTGAAGATGAGACTATTTACGAAGCGCAGTTTCGTACACAAGCCTTAAATGAAGTAGCTCTTGAACATGGTTACGGCTATGCTCCTGGCTCTGTAATGTTCCGTCATCCTGACCGAGATCTTAGAAATAAGGCCACTAATCCGCTGTCTACAGCTTGGGATGTAGGCCTTACTGGCGCTATTGAAGGTTTATATGGCGCTCTTGATCTAGTTGGCGATGCTACTGGCTGGGAGTGGGCTGATAACGTTGGCGAAGCAGGTATTTACCGTGCTCGTCAGGCCATTAAAGCCAAGCCTGAAATAATCACCTCATACAAGGATGTTGATGCATTCTGGGGTAAGTCAGGGGCCTTACAGTATATAGCTAACAACGCAGCTATCTCACTTCCTTACATGGCAACATCTATTCTTGGCGCTGTAGCAGCTCCTGCAACAGGTGGCCTATCAATGGCGGCACCTGCGGCTTTGTATGCAGGCACTGTTTACAATGAGATGGAAGGAGATAATAAAAATCCTGCTCTTGCTGTAACTACCGGTATCGCGCAAGCTGTTCTTGATAGAGTTGGTTTGTCGTTCCTCGCTAAAGGTACCTTGCTTACAAAAGAAGGGCGTGATCAAGCGGTTCAAGCTTTGATTAAAAGTAAGAAAGGCGATCATGTAAACATTAAGACCGCAAATGAAGCTAAAGATTACTTGCTTAGAGCTTCTCGTGCAGAGACAGCAGCACTAGCAACTGATGCTGCTAAGTTTGCAAAGCAACAGATTGGAGCTAGAAACGTAGCACGTACTGCTTTAAAAAAGGTAGGAGTAGGTGGTCTTGGTGAAGCTGGAACTGAAGCAATTCAAGAGGGTATTGGTTACACGGCTGCTCATGCTGCTAATAATTTCCGTGATTGGGATGCAAACGAATTCAACGACCGTCTTATTGAGGCCTCGATCGCCGGTGGTACTTTGGGTGGAGCGTTCTCCGTTCCCGGAACACTATACGACTATGGTGCTTGGGTAGACGTAGCTCACCGTAAAGCTCCAGACGATATGAAGCGAAGGTCTTGGGCCGGAAATAAGGCAAAGCAAGATATTGCTGAGCGTGGCGTACAGTTTAACGTGCAAGATCAGAACATAGCAGCTGGTATTGAGGCCAACGCTACTGATCCAGATCTTATAGAAGACTTGAACCAACGTGTAGATCGTGAGATGAAGCGTCGCAGAGAGCGGACTGTAATGCAAGTCGGAGCAGACCTATGGCGTGCTATACCAGGTCTATGGCGTGGTCTTACTCGTCAAGCTTTTGATGAAGACCTACAAAACAAGTCTACTGAAGCACGTGTATTTGGTGAAAGTGTAGGATCTAATCTTCAAAGATCTACTAGTGGCGCTACATACGAGAATCGTAAACACCATTTGATTACTGAAGTTCGTAACATGATGGGTGGAGTAGATAGACTGCTAGCTGCCTTTGATAGAAACGATAAGCGTAGTTCACGTATTCAGTTTAGTGAAGAGTACTATACTGCATATCAACGCGCGCTTGCCAAGGCAAAGAGCGAAGGTAGAGAAATAAACTGGGATACAGATCTTGAAGGCCCGCTTGCTGATAAGAAGGCTGAGTTTATAGCATTTAATAAACTACTTCGAGACGTTGGCGACCGGCTGCACTCAATGCAGGCAGTACATAACAAAGATCTTGGTTATATTTTCGACTATCTGTCTAAGTTCAAGTCAATTAACAAAGAAGCTGTTGAAGCTAATCAAGCTGGGTTTGAAGCTGCTCTTATGCAAGAGTATAATATGAACCCTGATCAGGCAAAAGAAGTGGCCGAAGCTATTCTTAATATGGATGGTGTAGCCTCTCTTGATGACGCCTTCTCAGTAACTGACCGTAAGAAGTTCAAACCAGGTTCTCATAAACAGCGTGATCTTGGTCTGTCTGAAAGAGAAGCGTTTGCGCCATTTATGGAAAACGACCTATTCACAAACATCTCTAACGCGGCTAAGTCTGCTGTTCGTTATACCGTGCTTGAAGAGTACGTTGGTAGTGATAACAAAAAGCTTAACTACCGTCTTGCTAAGATTGAGAAAGAACTTATTCAGTCCGGCATGGGAGCTAACGAAGCAAAGGCTAGAGTAGACGCGCTTGCTAAAGAGATGAAAGACTACTTTGACGCAGAGTCTGGTAACTACAAGAGACTTAATAATCCTGTAATTAACTGGGTTCAAAAGAACCTGTTGTTTGTTACTACTATTACTGGTCTACCGCTTGCGGTTATCTCAAACTTTGTTGAAGCTGCGCTTGTATTCAAAGGCATGACTGTCGATCAGATCTTCGGCAAAGGCAAAGAGAAAGATGGTAGTCTAAACTCTATGGCTAGAGCCTTTGTAGATGAGATTGGTAACACTGCAACAAGAGCTTATGGCGCTGCTACAAATATGCCAACACCTCACAAGCGTGATAGTGGTGGCCATGCAGTAGCTAAAGATCTTGGCTTCTTCGATTGGGAAGTTGGTGCTGCTCATACTACAGGTGTTAGTGAAACAGGTCATTGGCGTCAAAAGATCCTTGACATGTACTTTAAAGTTATACTGCTACAGCAATGGACTAATGCTACGCGTGCCTCACGGGCTGCGATTGCTGGTGATTTTATTACTGATCATCTGTCTGTTGTAATCGCTGCTAGAAATACTGGTGTATTTACTAACGAAGCTGCTGAAGCTGAAGAAGCTATTCGTAATCTTGGCATTGATGTTGAGTTTATGATGAACTACATTAGTGGTAAAGACGCTGACGGTAATCCTTTTGAAGCTACTGAAGAACGTAATAAGTTGTTTGACGACTTTATGCGTGACGCTACATTTAACTTTGTTAATGAAGCTGTAGCCATGCCACAAGCGGCTAACAGACCTAAGATTTTTCAAGATCCAAGGTTTGCGTTCTTTACTCAGTTCCAAGGCTTTATTGCTACGTTTACAGCTAACCATATTCCAAAGATGTGGGGAGAATACGTAAAGCGTGGTACACCGGCTATGAAGTATAATATCTTTGCGACCATGTCTACAATGATCTTGCTTGGATTCGTATCACAGCATTTGAAAGACCTGCTGAAATACGGCAAGACAACTCCTTACTTTAGCGGAGCTGAGTACATTCGTCGTGGTGTAGGAGCTAGTGGTCTGCTTGGTACAGGTGAGCGTGTAATTGACTTTGTCTTTCCGATGTATGAAGAAAGATACAAAACAAATATTGGCTGGGCGTTTGGCACCGTGTCAGGCGAGTCAGCTGCATTAAGTAAAGCATTAAGATTGGGAGGTCTAGGCGTGGATGTAGCAACAGGTGAAAAGACTCCGGGTTATGCAGCAGTTCGCATTTCGCCGTTAGTTCAAGCAATACATCAACAAACTAAAGATCTACCACAATGGGGTTTCGGAGGTCCGGATGGCAATTAAAGTAACACAAAACGTTGGTCAACAGGCTGGCCAAGAAGCTGCTGCTCGTAGTCAGCGTCAGCTTTCTTTGCGGCCTAAGACTGTCGTTGAAAGAATGATTGAAGCTGGTCCTCCTTCTCTTGAACAGCAGCCTGTACAGACTCGTGAAGGTAATATTCAAGAGCTGGCAAGACAAGCTGCGGCTGGTGAAATACAATTAGGAGATCCAAAAGAAAAGGTACAACTTCCGCCTGAACGTAGTGGTTCTCCAATCAGCCCACAAGATCAGCAACGTATGATGCAAGAGTCTCGACAGAGATTTGAAGAAGCTAAGTACGCTGACATGGCGGCAGCTCAAAGAGAAGAAGAGCGGGTTCCTGCTTTATCTGAAACCTATGATGGTATTACAAATGACGGGTTTGGAGAGTCTATTCTACGTGCAGATAAATTCTCCAACCTTTTTCAAAGTAAGATGGAAGATACTGGCGCTACAGTTGGTGGCGCCTTTCTTACTCAAAAAGAAACTCTTGGAGTAGGGTTTGCTGGTGCCAGTCCCGAAGGTGTAGGCATCAATCCACTCTCTACGAAAGGCGTTCTGTTTGATCCACAAGGATTTGATGCTGGTAAACTGCGTGAAGATGGCGTTACACAAGTCGATCCCATGTTCTCCCGCACTATGGGCATGGTAACTGAACGCTTTATTGCAAGCAACCAATCCTTTGAAGCTGATCAAGAGCCTGATGCCTTTGACCAAGAAACAAATAAGATGGTCGATGAAGAAGGTGAAATGAGACGTGGTATAGGTAATGCTGCGCTTGGCCGTGAGATCTTTCGCGCTTGGAAGCGTGAACAAAATCTTGCTGCTGGCCGGCCTACTGACGAATACTCAGAAGCTGGTGTAGCTAACGACCAGTTTGAGGTATTAGGTACTCTTGCAAAAGAGATGTACCACTCAGCAAATCCCGAACTTTATGAAAGAACTACTAACGAAAGTGAAGGCAATGTGAAGTTTAAGCTCACACCTGCTGGTCAAGTAGCGTTACGTGCAGCCGAAGCGGCCAAGCCCGACGCCTTTATCAAGCAAGAAATTCCTCCTTCTACAGTTCCACGTCCTATTGCTAAGAGACTTGGTGAAGGCGAAGCAAGAACTATTCGTAAAGAAAAGACTACTGCTGTAGTTAACCGTCGTATTAAGCGCGTTGAAGAAGCTCGCGATAATATGAACTCAGTAGGCCACATCGTTGATCCACTTCGTCGTAAGATCTTTACGCAGCTTGCTATGCAGGCTCTCGTAGATATTAAGCGTGGTGAAGCGCTCCCCAAGATCGGTAACCTTTTTAACATCGGCCCTGAAAAGTTTGTGTCTTTTCAAGGTGAGAAGAAAAGAAAGGCCATGGAAGGAGATGACTCATACGATCCACGGTTTGAGATGGAAAAACAAATCGTACGGTTTCTTGAAACCATGAATACGATTGGCCGATACAGTAATAGAGTTAATCACCTTGACTTCGTGTTGCAAGAGCTACAAACGCGTATGCACGTAGCTCAGACTCGCTTTAATCCACAAGGTATTCCATGGATGCGGTTCGTAACGGGCGGTGCCAAGCCGAGTGAGATTCGTAAAGGATCTGGAAGCGATTCAGAACTCATGTTCAAAGAAATGATTGCCATGCTCATGATTCCGGGAGCTAAGAAGCTCTTGCCTGATGAGCGTGTAAAGGCCTTTGATCGTGAGTGGAACTCGCCAAACCATGGTGCTTTGTCAGGTTACGTTACTGCCGGTCAAAGTATTGCTAACTCGCTGATGGATAATGATACAGACAAGAAGACCACAGAAATGCTAGGTCAAATAACTCTTGAAGAGAAAGGTATCAATGTACCACCAGCTTTGCAGTCAACTCCGAAGCTTGACGTGCCGGAAAGCGTGCTTGTAGAAGCTATGTCTGAAGGTCTTGAAGGCTTGAACCTTATTGAAGCGGCTCATGAGCTTTATCAGTACGACGCTAATGATAGGTTCCATTCAAACATGGGAGTAGAGATTGATGGTAAGACTCACGGACCTGCTTCTAACTTGATGCAGATCGGCGTAGTGAAAGCTGCTTACCGAGTTGGCGTATTGCGTAGTGAAGGGGCTACTAAGAACCTTGATGACTTTACTGTTGCCGAACTTTACAACGGCGAAATGGTAGAGGAAGATGCGCAGGCTGGCGATATTCGCGACGCTATGCGAGATTATATTCTCAAACATAGTCAAGCGTACGCAGAAAATAAGATGGGTAACTCAGACCTTGCTTATAAGGTGCATGAGATTATTAAGCTTGCGGTACAAGATAGAGATAACTATCTAAAGAAACCGCCGATGACTCTTGCTTATGGTCAGCTTTTGAAGAACCTGAAAGGTGCTGTATCTGATGCAGTCTACTCAGGCAAAATGGCTCCAAAGATCCGTAAACTTATGGCCGATAAAGAGTTAGGAAACGCCTTAGCAGACAGTGCTGGTCCACGTGAAACTGCAGATGATGTGATGATTAACATTCTTCATGACATTCTTGCAGACGCTATTGATGCTGAACTACATCCGGACGTGGTCCGTATTGGTCAGCTTTTGAGAGCTAACAACGTAGTTGCCATGCTTTCAGACGATATTATGGTTGTGAAGAACGCCATTGGTGTAGACAACTACATCGGCGCTCGTCAGTCTATGATTAAAGAGCTGAAAGGTAATATTAACGTCACACTGCCTTCTGGTCGCAAGGCCGGTGGAGTTCCTATCTACTCTTCTACTCCTTCTGGTTCTGCTCTCAGACAAGGAAAGCCTGGAGGATGGGGCCGAGGTCGAGTTATTCCCGCCGTTATCCAAGGAATTGACGGAGCGTGGATGAATAAGACCTTTACACGGGAATCGTGGAGTGACTTGAACAACTCTTACATGTTACCTATCATGGACGCTATTAAGACAGACCTGGCGAGTGCGAGGAAGGTCAGGCGGCATGCAAATAGGAACTGGTGGAATACAATTCAAGAATACTCGTACGTAGATGAGATCATGGGTACTTGGGCGCCAAAAACTATTGCTGATTTTAAGCAAAGATTGGCAGACATGGACCCTAACCAGCCAGTAGACGTGAGTATGGACAGTAAGTATCGTGCTTTCGGTTGGTTGCTCGATCCAGCAAAGGGTCTTGATGATACGCCGTTCGATAACTTGGTATCTACATTGTACGATACTATGGACTTTCCACCAAGACCGAAAGGCCAGTCAGTTAAGGCTTATGAAGCTGTAAAGCGTAACACAGCAAAGAAAATTGCTAAAGAGTACGTGATTCCACAGATGTACAAGCAAGGAGAATCGGCTCCGCATTTACAACAACTTACTCCAAAACAGATGCTTGACTTTTTCAATCGCATGATGACTGCATTGAACATCGAGTCAAGAAATACTAAGACAGTTAAGACTGTAGCTGAGAATAGAGCTAATCTATTTAACATGGCTAAAGACTCTGACATCTTACAAATCGACATTGGATAAAAAAAATAGGGGTATCCCGAGCGTAATGCTTAGGATACCCCTTTTTTTTATGAGCCTATATTTTTCTTTAACTGTAATTGAAAACAGCCAGCTTGCCAATCAATAACAAGTCCTTTGTTTTGCATTGCAGAGTATTCTTCATATACCATTCCTTGATTTGGACAATCATCGTGTATAGAAGAGTTGGTCACTATTTCTCCTGAAGGTAGTGACATGGTAATAAGAAAGATAAACACTGTTTCTGTCATAGTTTCTCTTCTCTAACTTCGTACTTAGCGTCTTGCTTTGTAGTCAGTCTTAGAGCTCCTTGTAAATCTGTCGCGTCTTTATGAGAGAAAGGACCATGCGACATTTCAACCTTACCATCAATGTATTTGTCCACGTAATACTGCTTCTTGTTTTTCGATTTGGGCATTGACTATCCTCATAATAGATTGTGGTAATATAAGTTCACGGCCATCATTAAAGATAATACCGTATTTGTAAGTTGCCTGGACCTGATCGTAATCAAGTCCAAGCATTCCGTTGTCGTGCACTTTAAACACTTCTCCTCCTATGCAAAGAAGTAATCGCTGTCTGCGATACTCTTAACTTCTAAGTTTCCTAATTGGTAATCATAGTTAAACCCAGACGGATCGTCTAACAGGTTTTCTGCAATGATCTCATAAAAGTCTTCATGATCGTACATTGCTATGAATACTTCCTTTGTTAGAAACACCAGTTTTTCTACGTCACAGGCGTGAGTAGAGAAGGAGTCGTGTATTGCTGCAAACTCGCCGTCCCAGTTAGCTATTACAATAGCCATATGAGACGCGTCCATACTATGAATGTAGTTGGGACTGATACCAGAAGCAAAGCCACCAGGACTAGGTATTTTCTTACCATACACAAGTCTTGGCTCGTTACCAACATGCTGAATGCGCATGTCTGAGATCCATGACTTCCACTTAATGTCTTCCATTACGTAGTTTTCGTACGTTACTGGAAATCCAGAAGGTGTAGTCCATCGAATATTTTCTTGCTTCAGCTCGGTTACAATGTAACTTGCTAGAGTTTGCAAATAGCTCATGGTTTCTAAAGGACCAGGACAGACTTCATCGATTGCCTTAATTAGATTATAAGACAAGTCATTACAGTCCGACATAGTAATATCGTACTTGCTATGATAGCCTTCTGCGTAGCAGTCAGCATACATGTTAAGCGCAATAGCCAAGTGGCCAGCACTGTAAGCTCTCGTCATAGATCCACGCTTAGAAATACCTTTACGGATATGTTTCATTGGCATGTCTCTTTGTTCGAACCATTCCGGCATACGTGATCGTAAAGCCTTTGCAGTTTGAACGTAGAAGTCTTGTGGTATTTCAATAGGCACTAGTCCTACTAACTCTCCTGCCTTTTCGTCCTTAGAAATCGCAGCTAGGTGTTGCCAACCGTTATTACTACCATCAATAGGGATTGGTAGGTTGGTTAGATACACACTTCCGTTTGACGAGCTGCACCAGAATGCATGCCATTCTTTACAACAAGCAAGAAATACAACAGGTTTTTCTGCCTTTTCGTGTATTGTCTTATTTTCCCAAGTATTTGTAATAAAGTCTTGGTTGTTGAGAACCCATCTTACTCGGTCTTCAATAGTCATCTTATCTACTGAAATGTCGTGCAACCCTTGCCTTTCGAGGTGTCCTCTATAGTCTGCCTCGAAATAGTCTGGTATCTCATCAATAGAATAAGTTTGGTTGTATGAAGACGCAGTGTGTATTGCTAAATAAAAAAGACCTTTCTCATCAAGTATCCTAGACTTGTGGAACTTAAGCATACCACGTTCAATATCCTTACCTTGGTAATTGATATAGGATTCACGATAGTATAGTCGTCCTCTGTAGTCCGCGTCTATATACTGATAGAAAGGCCTTCCTTCTAAAGCAGAAGCCTTCTGTACCGTCATGTTGTATGCATCAAACTTACTTCTGTTTTTCAGCAATACAAGCTTAGCGTTCCAGTTAGTAGCTGCCTCATCGTACTTACGTTGAAGAGTTTCCAATGGCTTCTTATTTGGCTTATTACGAAGCTTGTTAGTCATGCGTCGTAGTTCGCCATAGTATTTCTTTTCCAAAGACTTATTACCTAGATCAGGTCTGAATATGTCTCCGTTCCAGTACAGGTTTTTACCTTCCAGTTCTTTATTATTTCCAAAGATACAGTAACGGTAGTTCTTACCTGTTTCGTCTGCTACTTTTAGTTTCTCAGTTACGAACTTATCTTTATTGTTCCTAACCACGTCAAGAATATCAGAGTCAATTTCCCATGCAGTTGATTGCAGCTTATCAATTGCCTTTACAAACGGCTCTTCCAAATATTCTTTGAACTCTTTGTCTTTGTCAAATCCCCAATGCTTAATCACTGGATATCCGTTATCTTGAAACAGCTGCGTTATAGGCTTGATAGGTTCAAACGTAGTGTTTTGAATTAAGTCACTTACAACTACATCTGGCAATGTGCCAACTTCAAGCCAACGCTTGGCGGTTTCAATCATGTATGGTGCGCGACTGTATGGGCGTTTACCTACTGGATTATTTTCCCATGCAATTTGCGCTTCTGTTGGTGCTCGATATATGCTAATGTATCCGCACTCGTAGAAACCTTCTAGAACTAGGTCGCCAAGCGTTACGTCTGCTCGGAAACCTAGCTCCAGTCCTTTCCTTAAGAATACGTTCTTACCGATAGCAACAGATGCTGCTGTGAGTTTACATGTCGCTGACTCAGATACTGAAGTCTTTCTGAAGTGATACTGTAAAATGGTAAGTGCGTCATACACTAACTGCTTGATCGAGATCTCGTGTTCCTTGACAAGCTTCACTGCCCATCTTTGCGGAGTGTTCTCCACTTTCTGCTCCAGATATTCCATTATCTCTTGCATGTTTTCTCCTCGTTCTGCGGTACGGATTATGTACAACGTTAAATAGATTACATCCATACCTTAAGCAGCATTTAATTTCATGTGTCTCAACAATTAGAGCTTCTTGCTCAGTCATGTTGCCACCCTTGATTTCTACTATCTCCTGTATTTCAAACTTTTCTAGCTTTTCTAGTAGCCAGACATGGTGGTCATATCCTCTATGTGTCATCTGAAAAGCTCGATGCAGTGTACCTTTACCTACGTATACCACATCAAGCGTTTCAGGATCTTTGTGAACATACACACAGTACATATCTTCAGGATACTTAACAACCTCATCTGTACCGTCACGTAGTTCAATATTTCTCAACAGATACTCCATTCTTCTCTAAGAGTAGAAGAGCCTCATCTTGATAGCATTCACAATAGACAACACGCTCGATACCAGACTGAAGAATAAGCTTAGTACATTCCGTACATGGCGAAAGAGTCGAGTATAGAGTGGCGCCTTCAGACGACGAGGTTGATGAAGCCAGTTTACATATCGCGTTTGCTTCTGCATGTATAACTTCCCACTTAGTTGTACCGTCTCTATGACGGGTATTGTTATCCATACCATGTGGAGTACCGTTCCAGCCGTAGCTAAGGATATTAGTACCCTTAGCTATGACGGCTCCAACTTGGTGTTTAGTATCATGAGACTGCAAAGCAATTAAGTGAGCAATTCCCATGTACAGATCGTCTTGTTTGATCTGCTTATTCTTATAGTATCCCAAATCCGTTTCCTTCCTTGAGTCTACCTGTTTCTCGATTGTAAAGGGCAGTTCCAGCTGGTCCAGTGAGGCCTGTAAATCGAGACTTGAGTACTGTGAAGTTGACACGATTACGGTCCTCCTCTTTCTCTGCAGTTAGGTTACGTGCAAAGGCAATAATGTCAAAGCTAATTTGCTTGATCGAACCAGAACCTTTGACATCGTCAATAGATGCCATGTTACCTTCTTCGAAAGCTTTACCACCTGACTTACGCAAGTGGCTAATAAGTCCAAGCCAGACATTATGCTTCTTTACAATCTTAAGTAGATCACTCATTACTTTGTCGATAGCCGCGTTGCCAGCCAGACCTTCAGTACCTTCAGATACCGCGATAGTAATGTGGTCAAGAACGAGATACTTTGCGCCCATAAGGCACATGTATTCGATCTTATCGATGAGACTGCTATCTTCCACTGAGCCTTGATGATCGAGTAGAATAAGTCGTTCGTCACTGAATACCTGCTCAAATCCTGATCTAAGCTCAGATTCTGTGAGGTCTGCAGCGTCCACGAGGTTTCTATTGATAGCCATTCCGATGAATTTCTCGGCAGTATCTCCCACACTTTCTTCGAGAGATATGAGTCCGATCTTATCGTCAGTCTTGTCAAGTAGATTAAGAACAATCTCTTTAATGACAGTACTTTTACCACTGCCAGTACCGCTAGTAAATAGGGTAATTTCACCAAGTCTTACTCCTTTCAGTTTGTCGTTAAGTCCGTTCAAACATTCAGGATAAGGCACGCTTTCAACATGACGTCGTTCTTGAAACTGCTGCCACACAGCTTCACCAGTAATGATACCAGCTGGGCTGTAAGCTGATGCTGACCAAATAGCTGAGTTAACGGCTTGTGGTCCTTCACTTTGCAGTAGTTCATTAGCGTCTTTGAACTTATCAGACTCAACTACTTTAATTTTATCAAAGCCGATAATCTTAGCGGCTTGTTGTACACATTTCTGACCGGCCTCATCGTTATCAAACCATAGTACTACGGTCTCAAACTGTCTGATCCAACCACGATTATCTAGAACAACGCTTAGTTGGCTAGCAGATGGTACAGATACTACAGGCCAGATCTTTTTGTTGACAGACATGGATGCCTGTGCTACGCTGAGTGCGTCGATCTCGCCTTCTGTAATAACCAACATCTTGCCGCCACTATTGAACTCACGTTGCCCGAATAGTTTTGTTGGTTTGCCCAATACTCGAAAGTCTTTAGGCAAAATCCTTACTTTGTAACAGTCGTCTCCATAAGGATAGAAGTGAGCAGGTTTATCGTTATATTGGTGAGTCTTTACACCAAAGAACGTAACTACTTCCTTCGAAATATTCCTACTAGCAAGCTCAAGACTAGGATAGTTATGAATATCGGAGACGAGTACTGGTCCATAAGAACCTGTATCGGTAGCGGGTGCATCTAACATATATTCCTTCTTTCTTTTCTTACATGCAAAACAATACGTATGTCCATCAGCTGGGTCAATCATTACTCCATCAGAGCTACCACAGTCAGGACATGGATGTCTTTTAGTTCCATTCACGGTCATATCGATTTTTCTTTCTTGCCTTCTTTTTCATGGCATTGATTTGTTTTTGATGACGTCGGTTCTTGGCTTTTGATTTGTAGTCAAGTTGCTGAAACGCAAGCTCATCAAGCTCTTCTTCATACGTCTTCTTCGAGTTCTTCAACATGGATGTTTAACTCCTCTTCTCCTTTCTTGACGATCTCTTTGTACATATGCATTTCATATACGTACTTGTCATTCCAATTAAACACGTGTTGTAAAGCATCTAGCGTAGGCTTAGCAACGTTATCAAGATCACTTGCCTTATTGCTGAACTTCGCTGTCAAAGTTATTTTCAATAGCTTCGTGGAATCGAACTCCCATTCCATCGAGTCCGTACTCGCTTTGAACCTCTCCAGAAACTCCTTGTACTCCGCTGTCGGGTACGTCTGTGTGAACTTCCTCCCGTCCTTGGTCACTACTGCTCTGATGCCCTCCATCCTGTTGGCTGACATCGGTTTTCCCGGTATAACGATCCTCATAATTCCATTCCTCTAGATCCCATGTTCTTTTCATATAGATCAAGTTGCCAATCATATTCAATTGCTTTTCCCAGCCACGTCCATATCCACGTTGCCATTCATTTACTACTCGATCAATACGGTTATCATAAGTGGTACCGGCTAAGGCCTTTTGAGCCGTCTTTACGCCGTATCCTTTACGTATTTTAGGAATATTATCACCACTATCGCCAATCAAAAGCTGAATACAAAAGTTCATGTCTGCCGTGTCGTCATCAACAAAGTAAACCTCTTTTGTATTGTAGTTGTAATGATTACCAGCAATTTGATTTATGTCTTTGTCAATATGAGCAATCACCCAGTTATCTTCAGCTTCTCTAGCTTCATAAGCCCAAATACAGACTAGATCGTCAGCTTCCATGCCATCAGCAGGTACAGCATTCCATTTTTCTACGATGTGTAAGTACGCAGCATTAAGTCTTTCACGCAGCTTTTCGTCCATTTCTTTATCTTTACGCGTAGCTTTATAGTCAGCGTAAATGTTATAACGAAAATTGTCTTTGCCTTTAACAGCAAGATAGACTTCTTTTGCCCAGCAATCTACCATAGCGTCACGAATAACTCGATCAACTACATTCTTAGTGTCATGCACGTTATCTTGTGTGCATGCCGCCTTGAATAGAATGCTATCAGCATCGATAAATAGTTTCATCGTCCTTGTCCTCTATACTTTTTACGTGTACTGTATTTCTTACCAGTAAACGTTACTCGCTTACGTGGTTTCAGTTGGAAATACATAGTATCTTTGTTAGTTTTCTTGGCCATACTTTCTCCATATTACTTCAACACCCCACTCTGGCTTAGGCCTTAGATCAGGATTATAAAGCCATTCAGCAGGGCAGGTTAGTGGATCATAATTAGGATTACTATATGCAAGCACGTCTTTTACCTCATACTTATCATATTGAGATCTTACAATATCAAACCACTCTTTAGTTTCGTAGCCTTCTTGAATAGGGTGGCATGTATAGTTCCAACCATCTCCATGAAGATTCATTGCAGTTCTTTTGTATTCCATTGTTACTTCTCTATCTTGAAGTTCGAAGCCTGCCAGAGTGTGTATTTCCTCTAGCAGACTTGTTGGTACTTCATCAATCTTATCAAGATCAATGTACATCAGCGTAGCTCCTTCCTACTACATAGTCGCCACCATCCATACACTCTACGCCAAACCACTTAGGCGCTTCATGAAAAGAGTCTTTCAGAATTTCACCAACTCTGTTAGCGTCTTTCTCACTAGCAATCCAAGCCTGTTCGTCATGGTAAAATATAGCTGGGTAAGCGTCAAGATTTTCCTCTTTAATCTTTTGCATGGCGTAACTAACAGCTGCTTTACAAGTAACACCTTCAGCAGCTTGCAAGAGATAATTAAGGACCTGATAGTCAGACCTAGCATAAACCTTGCGGCCATCCAAACCAGGTATGCATCCGTATCGGTTGAATACTGACTTAAGCTTTTGTACCAGTGTTTCAAACCCTGGCAGATTAGCCATAAATTTATGTCTTGCTTCCTTTCCTTTCGCTGCATTGCTTACTCCGTAAAGAGTTTGGCCAAGCTTCGCATCACCTGCCCCAAACAAGATAGCGTAAAGAAAAGATTTAGCAAGGCTCCGACTGCAATCCAAAACGTCAGCATTGCGGCTGTGTTGATCACCGTTGATGACAAGGTCGGTGTAATTACTATCTCCCACATAATGACATAGACCGCGGAGCTGATTACCAGCAGAGTCCGCGCCAACAACTCGATAGCCTGTCTCAGAAATAAATAGTTCACGGAGCATCCTTCCATAGGAAGCATCCACCGCCGGTAGGTTGACGATAACTTCATGACGACAGCGAAAACTTGGAGTACCAACAGTCCACATCCTACCATGAAGTCGATAAGAACCTGTTCCATCTTTCTCAATCCTTTCTAGCCATGAGTTGATGGTTGCTGCTCGATTCTTGATAGTATAATAACGATCTACCAACTTACCAATGCGACCGAGCTTAGCCAATGAAGTTGATGTTAGCTTTGGACCTGTTCTGATCCACTGACCGTTATCTCCTTTCTTTACGTTCCAGTCGTCAGGCTGCCAGCCAATCGTGTACAGCCAGTCCTTGACCTTGTCCATGTTTGATAGAGTAACAGGTTCTATTGTAGAACGCTGGAACTCTTCACCTGGAGCCACTGGAGGGTTGTCAGATATGGCCTCTTCGGCCAGTACCGTACGACCTAGCTTTTCAGATAAGATACGAGTCGTAGTTGCAGTGTATAGACCTTTCTTCGTATACTTTGCAGTCTTCGGTGTCTTATCGATAAACACTTCAGTCGTGCCAAGACGGGGTTCAATAATAGACTCAATGCGATTCATATGCTTACGCATAAGATTTAGATTGTAATGAGCCTTATCAGTGTCAAACAGCCAGCCTTTCTTACGAACTTCACGTTCGAAGAATGCGATGTCATGCTCGACAAGCAAACCTTTCTTGATAAGTGGATTAATCTTTACAGCTTCGTTTAGTTCAGCTAGCAAGACTTCATACACTCTTAAGTTTAGTTGTACGTCTTGAGTACAGTACTCCATCATTTGTGGTGAGTACTCTTTCCAACCGGTCTCTTTGAAAGACGAGTTGTCTTGTTTAGCGTAGCCAAGGTATTCACCCCAGCCTGCAAGACCATGTTTATGAGGTCTTTGGTAGTTCAGTACTTGAGACATAACCCAAGTATCAATCACCCTAACGTTATCATTAGGCTTCCAACCATATAGCTTTTCCAACGCCATTAGATCAAATCCAATAATGTTGTGGCCAACAAGTGCGGCAGCTGTATTCATAAAGTCTAGACCAGACTTAATTGTTGGAAACCCTGGCTGATCAGCAAATCTGTACAGCTTTTTAGTTACGGCGTCTTGACATACAAGCATGTGACAAACCGTCATCTCATCAAGAAGACCGTCGGTTTCAATATCAAATACGAGTTGCATGTGCAATCCTTTCTGTCCTTAAGACGGTTAATTCATGGTTAGCGAAGCTTATGCTTCGCCTTCCATAACAAGTTTATTACTACAAATCGGACAGACGTCAGTATCGTCGTCAATTTGCATGACTTGAACATCACGTCCACAGTCAGGACAAGTAGCTACTTCAAACTCTTGTCCTAAAAAATCTGTAGTCTCACTCATTGCTTTTCTCCTATACAAAGTAAGATGTATCTCCATGATTATCTTCGTGGTTAGGTCCTTCCCAACCTTCTGGCTTGATCAAGTCCGGTAAGCCGAACGTATTAGGCCGGCTAGCCTTGACTCCGGGTTCTTTGGCCATATTAGCCTTATGAACTTGATCCCATGCTTTGTCTGCATCAACTCCCAGTATATCAAGCGTACCAATGGCAATAACACATAGGTCAATAAGACCGTCGATAACTTCTTCTGGATCTTGTTCACTAAAAGCTTGACTTGTTTCATTCAACTCTTCCTCTAGAAAATTAATTCGAAAAGCAAGAAACTGTTTTAGCGTATGAGCGTCTCCATCAAAAATCTTATGGCCTACCCAATCGCTTACTCCAAATTTATCATGCATTTCGTTAATGTCTTTTACCCATTTACTAGCCAATGTGGTTCACTCCTATTCTTGTATGTAGCAAATCTTATTTTATCTCGTTTGTAGAAGCCACGATAAGCGTTTACAGGCCAGAACTCGTCTGTCTTTAAATCATCGTGACCACTAAAACATTGTGGATGCTGCGTCAATGGACCTTCTGGTATCAAGACGTTAGCGTGTTTTAGCAGAGTACGGTGCTTACTTGCACCATGTATTTTCTTATATCTATAAGTGTACTCATTTAGCATAGCGTCGTACAGTTTCCAAGCCCAACGGTAATTAGATCTTGTTTCACCAGCCCACTTAGTACATGGATGGTTCTTATGTACAGCACGATACAGTCCTCGCCTTTCAGCAAAGACGGGAGCGTAAAGATGCAAGACGGTACAAAGCATTTGAGCCTCTTCCAACGGCATCTTTACGATATGTTTGTCGCATAGTTGCTGAGCGATCGCGTCAGGTTCTATGTCTACGATAAACCTATTCATTCTTTCCCTTTCTAAAGCGGTGCTTGAAGAAAACTATTAGGTTTAGGAACGTATTGATGGTTACCATAAGCAGCAACCACCAATGCGTCCATGAGTCTACTAATTCCATTACAAGTTTTCTTTACACCACTTTTGTACATGATGAAAGTGTCGTGGATAAATATGAAGACTTTGAGCTTGCCAAAACATGTCGCTGTTGCTTTCAATGTCAAGATCGATTGCAAGGCGAGATGCCACAACTTGAGCCCAGTAGTAATCATTCATATAGCCAAAGACAACGTCGTTAGAACGCATTTGAACCACGGTCTGAAGCACTCCATTACGAATGTAATAGGTAACTGCGTTAGTGCAAATGAAATCGTTCTTACCGTCTTCACGATAGTCGTTATGCATAGACGGTCGAGTGTAAATCATCGTAGCACGACGGCTATTCGGATTTGTTTTAAGTTCACGCAAGACGTTATCGTATTGGCTACCATTTTCCTTTGAGTACACGCACCAACCGTAGTTAGAATTAATCTCACCACGAGTATTTGCTGCATGTTCTTTCCAAATTACTGGCACTTTACCATAAAGCTCGTTCAAAGGATTAACGTTACATTTCTGTGTATCGTACCAGTCACGCTCGGCAACCATGTAGTCTACATTAGGTTCGCCAAAGATGGACTCCTCAGTGGTTACGAACGACGCACCAAGGAGCTCCAACATTCCTTCTGGGTGTTGGTCCTGCACGTTATGCATGTACATAAGACCAAAAGCTTTACGAATATCTGCTACATTAAGCGTAGTCATTCATAATCCTTTCTGCATTTTG